GGCGTTGGACGCATGATCGGCGAGGGCTACGACCCGCGCCATCTGCCCTGCGACAAGGATGCCCGACACGTCAGCCAGGGTGCCGACGATGCTGGGTGTGTCGCCGACAGCCTGGTCAATGGTGGCCCGGATCGCCGCACGGCCCGCTGACGCCGCAGCCTGTGCCTCGGCCTGCGCAATTGCCGCCTCGGGATAGCCCAAGGCCAATGCCTCGGCGCGGGTGACCGCGAATGTGGTGCGCACGCCGTCGGTGACGTTTAAGAAATCGGCCATCTTCGCCTCCTTTAGTTGGTCAGAACCGCGCCACCAGCGCCGGAACTGATGGCGACTTGCCCGCCGTTGATGAGGGTTGTGGACCGCTGCCCAACGACCGCCGTGCCTTGCGCAAAGTCGATGCCGACCATGCCGTCGAAGGTTGTGTTCAAAGCGGAGAGCGTGGCGACAGCACCGCCGCCAGTATTCGTGAACGTGAACTCGCCCGTGCCGATCAACCGGCAATCACGAAACGCAATCTGTGTCTGCGTACCGGCCGGAATGTTCCAAAAGCGCGGGGTGCCCCAGCCTTTCGAGGCGTTCAGCTTTGCAGGCGCGACAAAGTCGATATCGTGCGCACGAATGCGAGAGAAGAAGCCCGGCACGAAGTTATAAAGCTGATTTCCTGCGCCGTTTTCAAACGCGCCGAAAGCGATGATGGGGTTTGCGCCAGAGCCGACTTTCTCGAGGAAAAGTCCCCGTTCACCCGTCGCGATGTTGCTGACAACTGGATGCGTTTCGCCAGAGCGTAGCCGAAGATGGACAGCCACACCCTCGTCAGACGCCGCGACTGCGTCGGCGATCGTATTGAACGTCCCGCCGTTGATCTGGGTCGGGTTCGGGTCAGCGGGGTCAATGACCGCCTCGAAGGCCAAAGACGGGATCAGGCCCTCGACGCCGGTTGCGACCTCGATGGCCAGCGCATCGACGGCGACCTGCAGCGCTGCGAGGTCTGCCTCGCCTTCGGCCACGGCCGCCTCGACCTGGGCGCGTACGCCAGCGGGCATGTTCGCCAAATAGGTCGCCAGAGACGACATTACCGCCAGCGCCTCGCTCATCGTTGCAAAATTGGTGGGCATGATCAGACCTCCTATCGCACGCGGATGATGGGATGGACGGACACGGCGCGCGGGCGGGTTTCTTCACCGCCAAAAGGCAAGGTCGATGTCACGAGGCGACCATCTGCGGGCTCGTTAGGGCCTTGTGCATTGTTGCCGTTGTCCTCGTTGTAGGCCCCATCGAGAGGGTGGCTGTGCTCGCGGATTTCATCCGCCTGCCAGGTCCCGATTTCGAGGGCGGGCAATTCGCCGCGCCCCAGATCGGCACCGCGACGAAACTCGGTCCGTAGCTCGGGGATGTTGAACGTGGTGGCACCGTCGCCAGCGCCCCAGGCATCGCCGATGGCCGCCCACAGCTCGGGATATTCATCCCGCGCCAGCGCGCGGCCGTCGGCGGTCATCCAGCCGTCCGGTGCCACCGGCCCGGCACTATCGACGAGCGTGCCGATGGGCACCTGCGCACGTTCCAGCGCCACGATCCGTTCCGCAGCCTGGGCCAGCGCCTGCGTGAAGATGGCATGGGCCGCCAGATCCTCGGCGATGTGATCGACCAGCGGCCAGTCTGGCCCCTCGACGATGATCGCCCCCTCGGCCACGCGGTCCAGTGTGATCGTTTGATCGAGGACAAAGTCATAGGCCCCGAGGTCCGCTGTCGGGTAATCCAGCCCGGCCGCCACCACGATCAAATCGCCGTCCTGGTCAAAGAACCCGACTTCGCGCAGGGTCATCGCGGGCAAGTCGGCCGACGGAAACACCGCGTTGATCATCCAACTGCTGGCCTCGGTCTGGGCGCGACGGTCGAACGGACGACGGATGACCTCGCCTCGCAGCGAGACCTGATCCGTCGTGGGATCGTAGAGCGCACCGCCGCCGTCCCCCAGGGCGACCTCGGTGATGACGACGGCCGCCTCGGACCCGGAGGCAGTGTTGACCTTGGCCAGGCCGAGGTCTGTAAAGATGATCGTGGCAGGCATGGCGTTCCCCTATGCGGGCCGCACATCACCGCGCTGGACGATGCGTCCGCGCGCGGCGATGTAGGCTGGCTGACTTACAGAATGATCGGTGACGGGCACGTCCGGCCGCAGGATGCCGGTCGCATCGAGGCGCGCGCGCATGCCGGTGGCAGCGCTGGCGGTTTGTGCGTTCGTAGACCGGACTTGGTAAGCTGTATCCTGCGAGAACCGCTTGCTGGCCTCGACGAGTGTTCTGATCCTGTCAAAGGCACGCGGCCCACCGATCGGCTCATCGCTCCAGAATTCACCATCAGCCTCAAAGACCAGGCGATGGGTATTGGGCGGTCCGACCGGAGTATCTTCGTACCAATGAACAATCTCGGCCGTGACACCGACCAGGCTTAACGCCAGGACGACACCTGCATCGTAACCTTTTGACACGTGAAGCTCGTAGGCGTTCGAGATAATGTCGCGCACCCTTTGCTCGGACAGGTCGGATGTGACGTATTCTTCAAGGCTAAATTCGACGATCAGTGCCGGCAGCAATTCCACCGGACAGGTTTGCGCATCGACCATCACAAGGTTCGTCAGGTCGAAATCAGCGAAAGTCGCGCCGAATGCGGCAAGAAACGCATCTTGGCGCGGATCCCTGATACTGGATGGGACGAGAGTGCGGATCAGCTCCGCAACGTCATCAGACATTGGGCGTCTCCTCGACATCGATCACGATCGCGTCCAGTGCGGCAAAGCTGGTTCCGGGCAAATCAGTAAACTCAAATCCCGGTCCATCGACACCAACGACGCCAAGCGGCGCTACTGCCTGACGGACGGCCTCAACGACAGCGGACGGTGCGACTTGTGCGCCGAGGATCCTCGAGAGCGCATCAAACAGGGTACGAATGGCGGTTTCGGCACCGACCCTGGCAAGGTTGCCGCTGCCAGGCTTGACCCGCAGCAAAAGTGTCGTGGTGAATGACACCCGGTCAGCGTCCCGGATCGACACGAAGTCGCCCATGGGAACATTGCCGTCCAGGTAGTCCAGGACAGCGGCTTTGACCGATGCCCCGGCGACCCCGTCCGATACGAGCGGCGTGATTTCAATAAACCCCGGCTGCGGCCTGACAACCTGCACATCGACAATGTCGGGATGCGCAGCTTTGACAAGCTCGATGTAGCCCTGGCGGGAGCCGCCGCGCGAAATACGCTCGAACGATCCGGCGATCCGTTCGCGGAAACGATCGTCGCCTTCAATGTTTGCGCCACCGGACGTTACCTGGTCATTGGAGACGCTTTCAACGTAGGCAACGGGATCGAGAATGTCCTCGATGACGCCAAGCGCAAGGTCGTTGTAGACGGCCCCGACACTTGCTGCGACCACATCGACAGTGCCTGTCGTGGTTCCGGCAGGAATGATCAGCTCCAAAACTGTCGCAAATACCAGGTCGGGCCCGGCGGCAACCCGCGTGCCGACCGGTACGATGACAGCTGTTTGGCGGATTTCCGAAAGGGTAAAGACAACCCGCGCGCGGGCCGCTTGGGCTGCCAGACGCTGGATGCCGACATTCGCGCCCAGATCATCGAGGTGCCGCCCCTGCGCCCACACCGTGCGGTTCTGAAGCAAGCCGCCCTGGATCGCAGCCCCGATACCCGAGATTGCGAATGCCATGACTTCTATGACGAACATCTCGACCTGGGCAGGATATAACGTTCGCCCCGACACTTCCTCGAACTTGGCGACCAGTGATCGCTTGATCGCATCGGTGTCGCGCTCAACGAATTGAGGCTCCTCGCGGGCGCGCAGGTCGTTCAAGGCGAGCACTGCAAGCGACGTCATTGCAAAACCCCCGCGAGGGACTGACCCGAGGAATTGAGCGGGACGGTCGTGCTGCGCAAATCGTCAATGACGCTTTCGACGGGCTGCCAATAGATATTGCAGCTCAAGCGTGCGTATGAGGTTTCATAGACGCTGACATCCGTCAGGACGATGCGTGGCTCCCACATCGTCAGAGCGTCCCAGACCGCGCGGCCGACTTTCGGGATCGCTTCGTTCGACGGCAAATCGATGTAAGGCAACAAGTCGCACCCTTTTTCCGGGCTGGTCGGCACCGATCCAGGTTGGGTGAGAATGATTGTTGCAATGGCTTGATCGAGATCGTCCAGTGACGTCACGATCTGTCCGAACACCGCCGGAACGATCCGCGTATTCGGATCCATGCGGCCGACCTTGAGCGACCAGTGCTGGAATGCGATGTCGTCTTTGCTTTGCATGATGTTCGATACCGCAACGACCATGCAGGGTGGGGCGGACTAATGTCCGCCAAGCCGGTCAGGTCGGTGCGCCGGTCACCCCTGGACCCGGATCGACACCATCGTGGGTATGGTCGTCGCCAATATTCGTTCCGTTGTGGGTCAACGTCCCGCTCTCCAGCGCAATCGTGTCGGCAACGATCCTGACCGTGCCTTCAGTCCTGATCGTGACAGCGCCCGTTGCCATATCGATATGGACGGACCCCGTTGCCCAGACGATACCAGCATCATCGTTGGACGCATATGGCGGTGTATCGCGGGCATTGTACTTCGAGCCGAGCAGACAGCCATCTTCGCCGCGCGCATCGAGCGCACACCAGACCTCTTCGCCCAGCCCCGGCATCATAAATGATTTCGTCTTCGACGTTGATTTTGCCAGCACATCGATCCATGCCGAGACAATTCCGTCCTCGTCGTCGAACTGGACCCGAACTCTTTGCGTCTGCGGGTCACGGGCGACGACGACGCCGCGCTTGTTGACGGCACCTGGGCTAGTTGATCCGGGCATCGACCAGCTCCGCAGTTGTCGTGTATCCGCCGCGCCCGATCGTATGGACTGAACTATCGATCACCCGCGTCCCGGAGTATCCGCCAAACCCTGTCAGGCTGACGGTATTGCCCGCAACGAGCGTGGCCGATCCCACTGTTTTCATGCTGCCCTGGAACGCGGTGCGATTTGCAAAGTGCATCTCCGACTGGATGCGCGCGCGTGCGTGCGCCACGCTTTCAAGCCGCTCGCCGGAAATGCGCAGGGTGTCGCCCGTCGGGGCACGAGGATCGCGCTCGACGTGCTCGTTTGTGCGCGCCAGGCGTTGGTCGAGATAAGAGGCCCGACCTTCGGAATAGGTCCCGTCGCTCTGAAAGCGCATGTCATAATCGATTAACGACCCGTCACCGTGAGATAGGGTGCGGGACGGTGTGCGGCCGTCGATCGACGCGAATGTCGTGAAGACGATCACAGCACCTCTGATGTTGCAGTAGTGTCCGGTTTCCTCGGCCAGGCGCTTGATGAACGCAAGATAGCGCTCTTTGCGTTGCGTAATCCTCTGGAAAAACAGGTCAGCGATGTCACCCTGAACCGTCATTCCAAGTAGCGCGGCGACCGTTTCGACAACGTCGCGCAGCCGCTGGCGTTCGTAGGCGACGGATTTCTCTGTCCGCAGCGCCTTCGTGATCGGGGCGGCCAGACCACGAATAGTCATCAGATCGCCACCGCGGCCGCCCGTGGCATTGGGTTCGTCCATCTCAAACGTGCCGCAAGGCAGCACACCGCCATAGCCATCGAATATGGTCAGGTTCATCGTATCACCGTGCTGGGGTCGCCATTGGCCTTTCCAGCGCCCGTCTTTGTCCTGAACCGTGACATCGATTTCGTCGGCCTTGCCGTGCAGGTGATCGACGTAGTTCACCTGCGTTGTCAGCGGATCGAGGTCGCCGCTGATGTCCACGCCACGGTAGACGAGCAGAAATGTCGGCTGGGGCAAACCATTTGTCACGATGTCACCCCTGCACGTTTCCATGGCGGAAGGTCTGTTGCCTCTTGGGCATCATCATCCAGCACCGGGATGATCAAGGTGAGCCCGGACGGCAGGATAAGAGGCGGCATCCGGATTGGATCGAGAAACAGCGACCGGTTGGCGTCAAGAATGACGGACATGCGTGATGCGTCGCCATAGTAACGATAGGCCAACAAGTCCCAGCGATCCCCCTGGACTGTGCGATGCTCGAAATAGCCATTCGGATAAGCCATCGATCAGCGTTTCAAATCGGGGTTGATACGCGCTGCACCGGCTTTGGCAGGCGCGTTGCCGCGGGCGATCCGCGCCAATAAGTCGAACAGGTTTGGGACGGGCGCTTCGAGGAGTGCCATTGACGCTTCGACCCGCACGATGCGGCCTGCACGGTCGGTTTTTCGCACGTTGACCTGCAACGCTTCGACAACGTAGCGGAGCCCGCGAAACCCGCCCGTCGTAAAGAGCAGCGGCAAAGGCGTCTTGAGGGCGAACGCAGCTTCGAGGCGGGCAAGTTCGACGCGCGGATCGCAGAATTCTTCGGCAAAGAAAAAGTCGAAGTTCTCGGTGTTCAGCTCGGCCCCGATGTCGTGCAAAACGGGCTTTCCGCGCGACACGTCGTATTGGGCAAAGGTGTTCTTGCGCGAAATCGAATGCCCCACGGGACCCGATAGTCCTGTGATCCCGAGCGGGATCGATCCAAGGAAAACAGCGATCATCAAAAGTCCGTCCTGCGTTCGCGTGCGGTTTCCCGATCGACCAGTCGCTTGATCTCGCGTCTGTGCGATGCAAGTTCGCGTTGAAAGTCGGCCAATGTTTCCGGATTTCCGGACGCAATGTTGATATCTCCGTAGGTCACCTGAATGACCCGCTGACCGATTTGCGCATCACGTGGTGCGGTTTGGGATGCGCGTGCTGCGGCGATGCGGGACTGGGTCGCCGAGGCAGGCACACCGTCCATGCCGGTCATTGACATCACCGGTGTGGCTGCGGCGAGCGTGGCGGCGGTTGCGGCCTGCATTGCGCGCACCATTGGCCGGCCGTTGATCGATGCGGCAATGGTTTCGCCGAACTTGAGGCGATGAATATCGGATAGCGGTCCGGTCTTTGCAGGCGAAGACGGAAGGTGATCGCGGACTTGCTGCGTCGCAGCGGCCGTCGCGGCCACGACTAGCCCAGTACCCTGGCGGATACCCCGCGCCAGCGTTCGCATCAGGGCCACGCCGCGATCTGTGTAATCGGCGCGTGCCAACAGGCTGTCAATTTGCGACAGAGCGCCGCTCACGGTGTCGGGAACTGCATTTGCGGCCCGTTCTATCGCCGCGATTTTCGTCATGACAGCGTCCATATCCGATACCGGCGGCAAGCTTGGTGCAGGCGGTTCAGGCATCCGGAAGTCGTCGAGCTGCCGCGAGGCCTCGATCATCTCACGTGCCGTTTCCGCAAACACACCGCCCTGGTCTGCGACACCCTGCAAGGTGGTGCGGTACGTTTCCAAGGTGGTCGCTCCGGACGCCAGTGCCTCGCTCAAGGCCTGACCCTGGACAAAGTCATCGCGGAACCCGCGTTCGGCCAACGTGTCAAGCTGGCCGAAGATGCGATCGACCCCTTTGGAGCCAGCCAGAGCTGCCATGGCCCGCTCGGCACCGCCAAGTGCTGTCTCTATGGCTCCGCCGACCGTCTCGCCCAGGGCTTTTGCCCCCGCAACGATACTGTCGAAAATGCCTGAAAGGACCGACCAGCCGTCCTGCACGATGCCTGTGATACGATCGACTGCGACCGTGAGGGCATCCGTATTCAAATCAGGCATCCAGTCCGCAGAGAATATCGCCTTGAAACCTGACCACGCCAGATCGGCCGCACCTTTTGCAAGGTCCACGCCAGCGGTAATCGGCGCAGCAAGCCCGGACCAGTTCACGCTGATTGCATCGCCCGGCGACCAGTCGAAGACTGACTTGATCGTATCCCAGATGGCGGCGACCGCGTCGAAGGCCGCACCCACAAACGCGCCGACCGTCTCAGAAATCTCCGACCAGTTCGCGATGATCAGCCCAAGCGGCGACCATTTGAAGACTGTTTTAAGCCAGTCCCAGGCGGCGCTCACCACGTCGGTGATCACGTTCCAGACCGCAACGAAATAGGGTCCTACCTTGTCCCAGTTCTTGTAGATCAGGTACACGCCACCTGCGATCAGTGCGATCGCGAGGACAATCGGGTTTGCCATTAATGCGGCCGTCAATTTCGACAGACCTGTCACGATCTGCACGAGACCTGCGGCGGTGCCGATCAGCGTCGGCGCAAAGACAATACCGGCGAGGATCATGGATAGGTTCTGCCATCCGCCTGCATATTCGGATGCGGTCGATAGCAGGTCCGTCAGCGTGCCGATCAAATCGAACAGACCGACGGCAAAGTCCCACATCTGCGTTAGTGCGGTCTGGATCGTCTGCCCGATCTGGGTCGCCCATTCGAGCAATGTGCCATCAGCTTCCATTTCGTTGATCTTGGCGAGGATCTGCGCAAGACGATCCTTCATCCAATCAAACAGTCCCGCATCCATGATCATCATCTGAAACTTCGTCCACAGATCGAGGACGTTCGAGACCATGCCGCTCCAGGTGGCCGACAGACGTTCCATCGATCCAGCGTATTTCTCGTTCATGATTTCCATGAGTTTTTGCTGGATCGCTACCCGATCACCCGCCGCGACCGTCGCTTCCATCTGCTGACCGGCCGCGTTGACATAGGCGTAAGTAATGTCGCCGCCCGATTTGCTGGCGGAGATACCGAATTCCTTGAGGCGTTCGTTCTCGCCGGTTACCGCGTCGGCGATAGCCTCGACTGATTGGATCAAAGGCTTGCCCATCGCGGCTGAGGTGTCACCCAGTGCCTGCATCAGGCCGTCGGTAGGGTCCAGGCCGTAGGATCGCAGCTTGACAAACCCTTCGGTGACCTGGTCCAGCTCATAGGGCGTCTTGACCGCAAAGTCGGACACCCACTTCATGGCTTCCTTCGCTTTGGCCGATGACCCTTCCGTCGTTTCGAGGATCGTCTGAAACTTCTCGAAATTCGCGGCCGTCGATACAAGACTTGACGCGGCCACGGCTGCACCGCCGTAGGCCACGCCGATCGCGGCCGTGCCGATCAGCAGACCACTGCGGATTTGTCGTGCGCCGCGTCCGATTTGATCCAAACCATCGCGCTTGAGCCGGCCCGCCTTGCGCCGCAGGGCGTCCATGCCGCGCCCGGCCCGCCGTGTGCCCTGAACGACGGCATCAAAGGCACGGCCGCTTGCTGATTTTACGCCGTCGAGTGTCCGGCGCGTACGGGACATGGCACCACGGGTCGTTGCAGCGGCGCGCTGCGAGCGGTCAGCGCCGGTGCGCGCCGCTTCGCCCATCCGCCGTTCGGCGTCCATGATACCGCGCATGGTCCGACTTGCCCGGTCGATTGCGGAAAACGTCATTGAGAATTTCATGCAACCTCCCTCTCAGCTGGTGGCGGGTTAGCGGCGCGTTCGGCGGGCTTATTCGCGCGCCGCGTCTGCGGCTTCCTTGCGGGCGCGATCCAGTTCGATCCGGGCATCGAGGCAGAACGCGAATTCGCCCTCGTCCATCGCGTTGAGCGTGTCGTGGGAGAACCCGCATTCCACCAAGTAAATGTGATCGATCGGGTGTGAGAGCCTTAGTCCGCCTTCGGCTCGTTTCCCACGGCATCCACGTCGTCCGGATCGTCACCGGCATCCTCGTCTTCGTCGCCAAAGACTTCGCCGATCAGGAACAGCATGTCCTTGGCGTCGATCAGGCCATTCTGGACGTCGGCCATGGTCAGCTTCTCGCCCTCGAATTTCACAGTGCCGATAATGAATGCCGCCTGGGCGCGTGGCACGTCGCCCTTGGCCTGGCGCTGCGCCAGCATCCATGCGCCGTGATTGATGAATTCGGGGATCTGGGCCGTGATGCCCGAGCGGGGCAGGGTCTTTTCAGTCGTGCCGTGATGCGCTGCCTTGTGGGCTGCGAGCTTTGCGCGGACGCCTGTGAAATTCTCGGTGGGTTTGGTCATTGTATGTCCTCGGGGTGCGGCTCTCTGGCACGGCGCACCCCGTGACAAAGACCTGAAACGCCCGAACGGTGCGAGGGCGGTGACTATTGCTAGCCCCGCCCGCCTACGAAAAAGGGCGGACCGAAGTCCGCCCTGTCGTTCTTGGTGATCTCAACTCGGCTGTCAGGTCGGCCAGACAGGCTCACCGTTCACGTTGTAGATGCCTGCAAAGACATCGACCTCGATGATGGGTGTCGCACCGCCGTAGACCTTTTGGCTGAACGAAGGGATGGTGATCGCGTGTTCGACGCCGACTTTCTCGCCCAGGGCCGGTTTGAAGCCCGACCGCTTCATGAAGTGAAACCCGACATGCGTTACCAGGGTGTGGGATTTATCGAGGTTCAGACCGTTTTCGTCAAAGATATCGACGTAGGAATGAAGCTGCGCCGTGTGACGTTTGGTCGGGTTCATCAATGTGCGTTCCAGCTCTTCGTCGAGCCAGTCGAATGCGATCTTTCCTTTGAGTGCCTTGAGCGGCCGGGCGGGCAGCGCGAGGACTGCAACCATTCCCAGGGTGTTGTGCTCGATCTCTGTCGTCTCCTCGCCGTCCATCTCGAAACTCGACACGCGACCTTTGACGTCGGTGCCGTTGAGATAGAGATCGGCATTGGTGATCTGTCCGATTTTCTGGACCATGGTAGTGTTCCTTTCCGGGGTGCCGCGATCAGGCCGAAAGATCGAGGGCGCTGTTGATGAACTTTGTATCGACGTAGGAGTGCGTCGTGATGCGCTCCGCGACCGACGTGGGATGGCATTCCAGGCGATAGTGGAACCGGCCATCGGCGATCTGCTCGCCGGTGTTGCGCGCCCGGTCGAAGCGGAACGTCCCGCCGTACAGAACGCCGGCCCCGATCTTGGCCCGCAGGTGCGCGTTCATGGCTTCCTCGAGGGCTTCGATGTTGCGCGGCTCGCCCAGGCGATCGATGTACTGCATCGTCAGGAAGGTCGCCGCGTCGTGTAGCTGATCGAGCACGCGGCGCGCATGAATGAAATTCTCGACGTGGGTTGAGCCTGGGAACGCTGCCGAGCGGTTGCCAAAGGCGCGGTAGCCGGTCGCGAAAGATCGCATGCACGTCACGATGCCCGCCTCGTTGAGCAGGTTTGTGTCGTTGGCATAGTCCGATGGGTAGAAGTTGATATCGACTTCCAGCCCGATCACGCCAGCCAGCTCGCGGTTACTTGCCGGCACGTGATAGCCCTGTTCAAGGTCGGTCTGGATCATCAGACCCGCCAGGCGCTGCGACAGCGGCTCCAGGCGCGGGTCACCGGTCACCGTGTCGGCCACCTCGACATGCGGATAGGTCAGGATCGTGCGGGCACTGGACGTGTTGGCGCTGCCCGCTGCACCGCGCGCTTCGACCGCCTGTTGCTTTGTCAGGCCAATGGGCAGGTCGCAGATCGCCATGGCGTTGAGTTTGTGGGCGACAGCATCCATTTCGACCCGCACGGCGGCTGCACTCGATTGCGCCGACAGGATCAGCTTCGGGAAATATCCAAAGCGCGCGTAGCAGGTTTGCGCTCCGGCGAGGCCAGTCGTGGCTCCGGTTTCATCGATGCCGCCGACGAAATCCGCCGCCGTCAGATCGGCGACGACACCGGCATCGGGATCAAAGACATTGTTGACGATGATCGTGCCGCCCGAGCCGTGATCGAAAATTGCATCGAGCGCCTGGGGGATCGTGTAGCCGTCGGTCTGCGGACCGAACGCCGCGACTGCTTCCTCGCGTGTCCGGATGATGCGCGGCTTGTTGATGTAGGCGGCGCGGTCGGCCGCATCGTGCAGTTCCCCGATCGGCGCGGTACCGTTGAGGTAGGTCACCGCCGACTTGACCTCGCGGACGACGGACACGCCATCCTTGTATTCGATGACTTCGGGGCCGTGGTGAAAGTTCGTGCTCATTTGCCTTTTCCTTTTGCTGCGGAACGGCTCTGCGCTGGCGCGTCGCCGGTCAGTGGGTCATCCGGATTGGTCCGGGGTTCGGTGGGGCCGGTGTCCGGTGCTTTTGCGATTGGTGCAGGAACCAGCAATTTACGCGCGATCAGGGTCGCGATGGCGGGGTGATCTGCGGGCAGGTCCGTGTAAATTGTCCCTGTGACGAGCGGCCGGTCATCGCCCGACGGCGCGTCCTTTGGCGCATCGCTGGCCTTCGCTGTGCGGTAGGAACTGACGGGGCCAAGATAGAGCAGGGACGTCGGGTTCTGTTTGGACATGATGGGCTCCTTTAGGACTGACTGGTCGGGGGGCTGGTGTGGACCATGGGGCGCATGGCTGCGGCGGGGGTTCGGCGGTGTCTGGCGATAGCCGGCGCATCGAGGCCAATCACGATCTCCCAACGCCACTGACCCTCGACTTCCGAGATGAGAGCATCGCTGACGATCTCCGCAGGACCGGCGCCGTCGAATGCGACGCCTTGCAATGCGAGCCGAATATCCTCGAGAGCGTGATACGCGCCCCTGTGACCGCGCAGGTTCCGGATCAGCAGGACAATGGCGAAGTTCATGCGCCGTGACTGGTCGATCGAGGCGGGCCCCGCGCGACCACGAAAGCTGGAGCCTTTGTAGTGAACCAACGCCGCCGCATCCAAACCGGCGAAATCATAGGTCATTACGTCAGCGGGGAATGCGTCCACCTTGACGGTACCGGACACACCCTCGCGCAGGGCCGCGACAATGGTGTCTTCGATGCGCTCGAGTGCCGAGGCGTCGCGCGGCTCGATCAGTGCATCGCTGCTGGTCATGGCAGGTATCCGTCGAGAATGATCGGGCTGCGCACTGGGGAGGCTGCGGCGCGGACTGTTCCGCCAGGGTTCACTGTGGTGGCTCCGGCCGCAACGTCGCCGACATCGGACAGGTCGATATTGACGATACCGCGCGACACTTCGCGGAGCCAGTCACGGGCGTCCTGGAACCGTTGTTCGCATTCGTCACTGACCGAGTTGCGATTTCCGGTCCGCGACCGCAGCCGGTACCGGACGATATCCGACAGATATGCCTGTAGCAGGTCGGGCGTGCGTGCCGCGTCCAGATCGGCGATGAACGGATAGCGCTTTTGCAGGTAACCTTTCGCCATGTCTGTCGCAAAGCGGATCGCGGCCTCGATGCGGGCCATGTCGAGCGTGCGCCCATCAGGCGTGTTGTGCGATCCCAGGCCTGCAACCTGATCGAGTTCGGAGCGATCGATGTGCTCCAGCAGTATGTCGATGGTCAGCAGTTCAGGCATGGGATGGCTTTCGGACGTTAAGTCGGAACGGGGTGAAATCGGCGGGCGAATAGTCCCGCCGACTTTTTGATCATGACACCGGTGTCTGGCGTGCCTGTGCGAGGTCCTTCAGCGCCGCATCGACGTCGGCGCGCTTTGCACCTTCGTGGCCCTTGCCCAGCAACTTGTGCAAATCGGCCATGTTGAGAGCTCCGACATCGTGCCCATCCGCCTTGAGAGCGGCGAGACGATCTGCAAGCGACAGCGCGTGATCTTCAGGGGTTGTGGCATCGTCCGGTTCTGTTGCCGGTCCGACGACACCCAGCGCTGCGAGACGGTCCGCCTCACGCTCTGCGAGCTCGACAGTGTCGCGGTCGGTACCGGGCGCGTAGACAACGCCTGATCTGCGCAACCGCGACAGGACTGGGTACGACTTTTCCACGATCAGACCCCCGTCGCGTTTTGGATCAGGAAGCCCGCCCGGTTGGCGACGACCAGTTCGGCAAGCGTCTCGCCTGACCGGACCAGGACACCGCCACGCAATCCCATGTTCGCGGGAAGCGTGCCGGCAACCTTGGTGCCCAGTTGTGCGGAGAACCCGAAGGTCAGGCCGCCGGATGTGTCGGCCGTCCGGTCGATGTACTGGCCTGCGACGATATTGTCCCAGACACGGTTCAGGACGGGGTTCTCGCCAGGACGCTTGATGTTCACGCGGCTGGCACCGACGAGCACGCGGCGGACTTCGAGCAGCTCGGCAACCTGTTCACGGGTGGCCCGGCCCTGATCGCCCGAGTTGCCGTGCACCGCCTTGACGATCTTGGGGTGCTTGCGGAACGCCCGCCAGCTTTTCAGACCGAAGACGAGCTGGTTGGGACGGACCCAGCAAGTATCGAGCATGTCCTCGATGGCACTGACAGGGTCGCTGTCTGGATCGTCAAACACATCCGATCCACCCAAAGCCTCGACATGATCCGGGTGGTAGTTGTCCGCGTTGGTGATGACATTTGCGACGCGCACTTCGCGGTCGAGGGCGACCACGTCCGTGGCCCGCTCGGTGGCCTTCATCTGCGGATCGTGACCGTTGCGCTTGGCCTCCTCGAGCGTGGCGTTGTCCAAAGGCACATCGATACCGAAGTCCTCACAGGCGGCGGATTTCTCGGTGCCCTCGACTTCGACCTGGTTGGGCGTTCCCCGACGGCCGACGCGGGTATTGGGCAGAGTGAAGGCATCGGCCTCACCATAGTTCTGCCATTTGAAGTTGCGGCCTGGCGCGGTGACGCGGGGGAGAACCTCGTCGGCGATCAGGATTTGGTCGGGGTTGCGGTACGCGATCGCGATTGCCGTCAGGATCGGGCTTTCGGTGAACTGGTCGGTAGCGGCCATTGTTTAGGTTCCTTCAAGGTTGGCAGCGGTGCAAATTCCGCGCCTGGAGACTGGGTGAGGGCGCTTAGCCCGTGATCTGCTGCGGGCGGATAAGGATGGGGCACAGCGCACCGGACGGCGCGCTCTCCATTGCCTGTCCCAGTACGTCGAGCTGGACGCCGTCCGCAGGGGCTGCAGGAATGGCGCGCCCATCGGCGTCGGCGGTCACATAGTCACCGAATGCCACTGCGGCCCCGGTTTCGACATCCTGCATTTCCGTCATGTAGACATCGACGCGGTCGCCCTCGGCCGCACCACGGACCCCGGTGACGCCGAGGATCGGTGTGCCGACCGATGCGAGGCCGACATGCCCGCCGGATGTGCCGAAGGTGACGATGCGGCGCTTTGGAGTTTCGGTGTCGGCGGTGAAGTTCTTCACGTAGCCCATGGGGGTGTTCATTTCGCGGCTCCTTTGATGACGTGGGCGACGGCTTCGGAAATCGAGATGGGATTACCGGCCGCCTCCTGTTCTTTGCGGTAGGTTGCGGCAAAACTCGCGATCTTCTGCGCGTCGTCCGCGAACTCACCGGGCTCTTCGCCCAGATCGGTCTGGCCGAAGTCGATGATTTTGGGCTGCTCCGACATCAGCGCCTTGAGCGCCTCGATGACCGGTTGCTCCCCGCCTTCGGCAAAGGATACGGACTGATCGGCCGGCAGTGCGTCCAGGATCGCGGTGAAACGATCACGCGCGGCCGGGGCAAGCTTGCCATCGGTGACGAGCGTTTCGGCAAAGGCTGCATTTTCGAGCGTGCGGGCTGCGGCCTCTTGTTTGGCGAGGGTGGCGGCGCGGGTATCCAGCGCGGCCTGATCGTCTTTGAGTTTCTTTTCGCGCCGGGCGATTTCTGCGGGGTCCATTGCAGGGTCCTTTTCGGGTTTGGGTGTGGGCGGTGCCGTAAAGCTGGGTGTGGGGTCCGGATCGGGCTTGGTGGACAGCTCGCGCTCGTCGAGCCATTCGATACGGTAGGCGGGCAAGACGCGGTCGGCAGCTTCCAGGCCGAACTGCTCGATGAACCAGTCGCGCAGACCACGGAACATGCTGGCCGTATCCTGGAACCCGGCTTCGCCGAACTTGGCCTCAAAGGTCACAGCCTCGCCTTTGCCGGCCGCTGCGAACCGTATGGGCTTGAGGCCGGAAACGGCCGGGGCAGCGCCACCCAGAAAACCGACATGCTTGGCATACCATTTGCCGGGGGTCGGGTTGTTGGGGGCATCTGGCGTGTGAAACGACATCGACACCTTCTTGAACCGGCCTTCCTTGACGGCGTCGGCGAACGCTGGCTCCAGCTCGTCGATGTCGGCATAAAGACGGTCGGCGTCGGCATCGTACTCAAAGCCGCTGACCCAGCCGTATGCGGGCGCATCGACAGACGGATGGCCGATGACGACCGGGGCGGGCGCGTTATCGGGATCGTAGGCATCGACAATTCCGGCCAGATCCTCGGCCGTGTAGGAGATCGCATCGCCGCTCATCGGCTTGAATGTGCCGGTGCGAAAAACTTCGATCCGAAATCCGGGTGTGTTGGGCATGATAGGTTCCTCTGATTGAGGGGACCTTGCCGCCAGTTGTCATGGATCGGGGGCGGACCGGTGTCCGCCCCTGCAATCTGGTTTCGGAGAGGTTTGGCGGGTTTGTCGGCGGATATCGCCTCGTGGGATCGATCACGGTCACCCGATAGGCCCTGACAGCGTTTTTAACGGGGGTTTAACGGGGGGGTGTTTTGTTTTTACTTGGTGCCACCAGCAAATGACCCTGATGGCGCTGTACGGCCCGTTCTGCGAGGTATCGCGTTTTACCTCATTCCGACAGGAAGTCGGCGGTGATGTCGCTGATGGCGGAACGATCTGTATCGGATAGTCCAAGGATCGGCCGGGCCGGTATCGTGACCTTGCGCCCACGCCCGGCCGCGCCGCCGAAGTGATGGATCGCTGCATAGGTCACATTGGTGCCGATCCGGACCTCGGTCGGGGATGCGGTGTAATTGAACGATCCGGCCAGGCGGCCCCGCTCGCGCAGGATCGTCAGTGGTGCATTGCCGTTGCGGGCGAGGCGGGCACGGGTCGTGGCCGGTGCCAGGGGTGTCCATGCCGCACCATCCGGTGCCGTCTCGCTGTCGAACCGATCCTCAATTGAATTTAGCATGTGTTCGCCGATCTGGGCGTGCAGCGGTCGCAGGTTATCCAGACGGTCAAGCTTGCGCTGCATCTGCTCGACAAGATCGGCGTCATCGATGGTGACGGTGATTGCTGCGCCGGACATGCAGGGCTCCTAGATCGTTTTCGCCTGGTACAGATCGGGTCGCCATTCCGTCATGGCGTTCCATACGGCGACCCCGGCCTTTGTCAGCATCAGGCCGCGTCGGTCGTAGGTCATCAGCGGCACGGCCTTCTGTGTGAGAGCCCAGACCGCACGGCTGTTGCGACTGGCGTACCGGCTTGCCCACATAACATCGCGAATGGCGGTCAGTTGCGACCATGTCAGCCCGGCGAATGGCCTGTGCGTCTTGCGTTTCATAATTGATCTCACCTTCTTGTCGTGGTGGGCGAATGCCCTTATCTTTGAGTTGTCGTCGGCAGCCGGATGTTTGGCCTGAAATCCCGGCGACCACGGACCGGCAGAACATCCTGGCCGGTCCGCACTTTCACTCCCGCTCGTAGATCAGGACCCCGGTGCGACGCCGATCGATTGCGTTCACACTCGTGGATCGGCCATTCTTGTTCGTCGGATTGAACGCCGTCTTCGCCGTCCACCGTCCACCCAGCAGCTCGAAGATCACGAGCAGCCCGGTTGTGGGATCGATGCGGATGTATTTGCGATCGACAACCAGCTCCTCGCCGCCGCCCTGGTCTGCCGGGATCGGAATGGCGGAGACGCCGATCCAGATTTCGTCCGGGTCGCGGATCGCCTCGGCAAGTTGTGCGGCGTGCACTTCCCGGCCGCGCTTGAGGATCTTGTATGATCCATCAGGCTGGCGGAACAGTTCATCCGAAATCGGGATGTGTGCACCCGCCCGGTCAGTGAACAAAACAGCTTCGCCACTCCTTGCCCCGAAGCCGCGCAGGAACGCATCGACATAGAAGCTTTCGGTGCGGCCTGCTTGCAGTGTCGGTTCAGCCAGGGGCGCTCCGGTCGCGATCACGTCGGACAACGGGCGGCGGGCATCGACGTCCACGACAGTGCGCGCAGTGATCCGTTCGACCTCGGAGGGTACAAGTCCGCGTTCCCACAGATCGCCGGGCTGGTATTCGAACCCGTAGCCCAGGCCTGCAGGCTGATCGATCATCCCGCCACGGCTGGGATCGTAGATGGTTCTGACCCGGCGCGGCGGACTTTCGTCCGGGCCCGCCCGGCCCAGGCGCTCCAGGTCACGCTGCGACAGTGTACGGACGCCGCATGAGCACTTCCAATCGTTGGGCGGATAGTGCTCGTCCCAAAACGGATCGTCATGACGCAGGATCAGACCATCCCAGGCAAGGTGTTGACGCCGGGCGATTTTGGGTTTGCGGGTCTGCCCATGGCGATACTGCCAGAATGGACGCGCCTTGAGCATGTCCGGGTCGCGCATCTGCTTGAGGCGACCTGCCATGTAGGAGGTTCGCACGTTTGTCTCAAAGATCACCCGGCTCCGCCAGCCGCGCTCACCGTTGTAGCTCCAGCCATACTTGGCGACGATCCGGTCGAAATCATCACGAAAGGCGCGCAGGCCCGTGCCGTCTTTCAACGCCGTTGCAATGGCGTCCTGAAAGTCGCGCAGCATGTCGCGGTCCTTTGCACCTGCGACGACAAATGCGCGGTCATGGTCGCCGCGCATCACGTCCGTCCAGGCAGCGGTCGGCCGGGGCGCTTTTTGCGTGAAGAATTCGATTTGCTCGCGGAAGCCCTGTTCGAAGACATCGACGTCAGCGAAAGCAGTTTCTTCAGCCTCATTGAGAACCGCATCGCGACCAGCGTAAGCGCTTGCGTTCAGTCCCAGCTCGAGACCGCTGGCGTAACCGGTCACGTCCCATTTAGCGGCGACAATGAGTAAACGGGCGGCCGCACCTTCGAGATCGCTCGCCGCGTCTAGAACTGATCGAATGTCTGACAATCGATCAGCGTCCCACTGCTCACCCATATCTTCGAGTTGCCCGACGAGCCGCTCTTGATGATCTGCATCTGTGTCCGGTTCCGATCCGGCAAATGCCGGAGCAGCCGGTTTGCGCGGAGCCGTCTTGGGATCGATGGTCGGTTTGGCAGGCGTGCCCGGTCCATCATCCGGACCGACCGTCGCGAAGGCATGTCGCGCCGCAACCAGCCGGTCCAACTGATCGGCGGCGATCGCAGCCGGCGCCAGCGCCTGGATGAATTCGCGGGCATCGTCGTCGTCGATGAAAGCCGCGCTCGCGCTTACGATCTTAATGATCGCCGTCGTATCGGCAACGGCAGCCTCGGCCCGCTTCTGGCGGGTCAGTGCCGCATCCTGTTCGTTTGCGGCGCGGACACGCCAGACAAATGGCAGCTTTGCATCCGGGTAGTTATAGGCCACCAGCCAGGCAATGAGGGTCGAGCGCAAGGTGTCGGAAAGCAGATCGGCATCTGCGTCGATCAGCATATTCAGAATATCGGCATGCACTTCGCCCGCAGCGCGCGCACCCTTGTCCTGGACGTCAGTGGTCAGTGTTTCGCCCAGCACGCCGATCGACAACTGATTGTCCCAATACTTGCACCAATCCTCGTATGAGGCAGACGCCGACCGCGACGCTTCCAGCAAATCGACCTCTGTCCCGATGGGGACCAGCACGGCCGCTTCCTTCGAGGCCTGGCCGAGACTTGCGAGCAATTTGCGTTCCTCGTCGTCGCCGAGCCCGTAGGGAACTTTGCCAACGACTGTCGGGGCTGCGAACTTGTCGAGGAAGGTCAGCCAGAAAGCCACGCCCTCGCGCTTGAACAGGGTCGGCCAGAACAACCGTGTGCCGAGACCAAGGCCGAACGGGTTGTTTCCCTTCACGCCGTGCCGGTGCACGATGAATTTGCGATCCGGCATCTCGACGCCCTCAAACCCCTGTTCGCGGGTCAGCAGTCGTAATGTCCAGTCGATCCCGAATGTGAACCGGCGTTGATCGTGGGTGACGATCCTGTCGATGATGGCGCGGTCGCCGTCGCGGGCCCAGACGATTTCGCTAACGGCAAACCCTTTGAGGGTCGCGTCCAGCAGCTCCTCGCACAGTCGATCGAACGGAAACGATTTGAGCTGTTCACGTACGAAAGAGGCTGCCTCAAGGTCACGCGGCGCGTCGCCACCAGGTTCGATCTCCCATTCCCGCGCGATCAATGCCTTTTTGCGTTTTTGCAACACGGCCCAGGCATGGGTGTCCCGCTCGATCTCGTCATAAAGTGCAAGGCCCTTGCCTTTGCCACGCTTGATAATCGTATCGTCGGACGGTTGCAGGACGTTGGAAAAGAACGGAATGGTGATGTCGCTGCGCACATCGGCGATGATGGCACGCGCATCCTTCGGCAGGTTGCGGCGCGAGGCCACATCGCCCGCGGCGAGTGCGACGGATGAGGTCGGGGCGTCGGTGACATGATCGGTCATTCGAGGCGGTATCCTTGGGTCAGAGAAGACGATGTACCGGGACCGGTACCGCGCACCAATGGCGCGCCGCCTGCAACACGTGCGAAGCGAACGGCGTGCTGCCAGAGCATATCGAGACAGTCCGGACCATCGTCGTGATCAGCGTTGGGCCATTGCTGGAGCTGGTCGATCAGTGTGCTCTGACTGGTGTGAAACCGGATCATGCCGGCAGCGGTCGGTGGTTGTAGCCGCTCGATGCGCAGATCCTTGTCGGCATACGGTGTCACCGGATGTGCGGACAGGGGCACGTTTCCACGGACAGCCTCTCGCATGAGAGATGTCCGCAGGAACTCCTGGAACTGAACGGCTTCGACGAACCACAGATGGCAGCGGTATTCGCGTTGCAGGGCGATGGTGTCGCTGATGATGATATCCGGCAGGCGCTTGCGGATCGACGCCTCGAGTACATCCATCTCGCCGGACTGTGGATCGATGCCGCCGATCAGGATCGCGGAAGGATCGCGCCCATGACCTTTCTTGCCCAGTGACGGGTCGATCGCACCGAAATGGATCAGTGTCGGGCGGCGCTGGACCCAGTAGGTCAGATCACCGAACGGGTTGTTGTCCGAAATCGGTTTGTTTTGGTACTCGGTCGCGAAACTTGCGTGTCCCGCAGCGCGCTTCATCATCAAAAACGGCAGAGGTTGCATGCTGGGCCAATTCACCACAGCTCCCGCGTTCATCGCTTCAGCGCGGTCGGCATAGAAGGCCTCGGCCGCATCGGGGCCTTCGTTCTGAAATACCTCCTCGAAGGCATCCCACAGGTCCATGTTGTCCGGCCAGACCATGATCGCCTGGAACTGGGTCGTGCGCCATGCGGGTGACTTTGCCTTGCGGGCAAGAACTGCGTCGAAATGCAGGATCGTGCCGACGTAGACGATCCGCAGTGAGCCATCGGGCGGTCCGACTTCGGCCACGGCCTTGTCGATCCAGCTTTCAAGCTTGCGGCGCTGTTCGATCGAGCGGACGTTCTCGTCGTTTTCGAGATCATCGAGAAACACCAGACCGGGGCGAAACGGCCCGTGCCGGCGGCCACGAATTTTTTGCAATGCGCCCACGCCTTCCACACGGATGTCGTTGCGTGTGACGATCTCGCCTTCGCGCCAAACCCTGCCGGCACCGCAAGCCTGCGGGAAGTCGTGTGCCAGGCGCGGGTTCGCTGTCAGTTCGGACTTGATCGCCTCGATCAGCAGTGCGGCCTGACCGTAGACGTCGCAGATTTCTAGAATGTAGTGTTCCAGGCCCAGCACGATCGCGTAAAGCGCACCGCCGAGTGAGAGGTGTGTCGATTTGGATGAACCACGCGGGGCGACGAAGCATTCCTTGGCACCTTTGCGCCGGTCGCCTTCGATGGCATGCAGCATGCGTGGAAAGCGCTCGAATGCGGCTTCGTGAAACAGGCTGGCTTCTCCGCGCACGTAATGCGGCAGGTAGGTTTCCACAAAAAACCGAAACCCGCTTTCGCGGTCGCTCACACGCCGTAGCCGTTCCGCCTTGCTCTGCGGGTCGCTGGCAAAGGCATCGACCGAAAGCTCGATCCAGCGATCGAGCGATGCGGCATGGGCTGCGACAGCTTCCTTGAACGCGCGGGGTGTCAGTGTCTTTTGCAGGGCGGGGCGTTTCACGCGTAGGCCTCGACCAGGTGATCAGAGAAGGGGGCTGAAATCTGCAACAGGATTTGAGCGTGCTCGGGGTAATTGTCCCGCACAAAGACCATCAGCCTTTGAATGACGTCCTGGGCCACACCGAGTTCGGAGATCTTCGGCGCAAGCTTTCCAGCCGACGCGGTCATCTTGGTCATGGCATCCGCGAGCGACGTCATCATCATGATCCGTTTGTCGATCGGCAGTTGGTCCGCGCGCTCTTTCAGGCCATCGGCCTTGAGATCGTCGATGGCGGATTGTGCCATGATCATGAACTCTTCGACGACAGTGGTGATCACCGCATCAAGGCCTTCGCCCGCGATCATATGTGCCGCCCTGGCCGTCTCCCAGTTGTCGCCGGCCGCGAGGGCTGCACGTTTCCACCGACCGATGGTATTGGTCGAGACACCAACGGACAGCCCGATCATCGCGAGGGTGCGGCGTTTGTAGATAAATTCCGAGCGGGCCTGACGCCGCTTGTCGTTGTCACCTGTCATGGCCGGGAGGTCCTGTTGAAATGATGCGGTCCTGCAAACCACGATACTGTGTCACGACACGGGCGTGACGACGACGGCAATCGCCGAGCGCGACGCGGTGATCGGCCAGGATGGACCGCAGATCGATGCCCTCTGAAATACCGGGATCGGCACAAGGCATTGCGTCCTGTGGTGACAGGTCCGCCAGTGCAGCGGTGATCGTCACGGTTGCAGGCAACGGCCCGGCACTATTATCGTCCGAGGCTGCGCAGGCGGTCAGCGTCATCACCAGAAGCGATGCACCGATCAGGCGACAGGTCTGATTTGTAAGTTTCGGCATCTGATTTGTCCTGGTCTAGGGTTGCGGCATCCTGAGCGGCCGCGCGGTCGGCCTCATTGCGGGCGTTGCGGGCGACACCGATGATGCGGTCGAGCTCGAGGCGCGCTTGCCGTCTGTCCTCGATTTCTGCCGCCAGTCGGTCGTGTTCACACCGCGCACCGCCAAGCCCAAAGCCGAGCCAAAAGATGACGAGGAAAAGCAGGCAGATCAGCATCGGCCAACCGACACGGCCAAGCGGCAGGCGCGAGATGATCGACATCAGCCACATTACAGGGTGCGGCCCGTGCGATGATCATCGACCCGCGCCTTTCCTGCTTTAATAGCCTGGAACACAACCAGCGCGCCACAGACGACGACACCGCCGCCCAGCACCGGCCCCAGGGAATTGAATACGCCTTCGTACACGCCCACACTCTCGGCCAGCCGCGTGAGGATGCCCGTGCTGTCCTCGATGACGCTTACGACGCCACCGGCTGTCAGGGCGCTGCCGACCGCACCTTGTGCAACAGAGGCCTTGGCGATCCGCGACCCGCTTGCGGCCAGATCGGTGACGGTCGCCGTCTCTCGCGCTGCGTTCAAAGACCGCCGTATGGCGTCGTCGAGCGCCTCGAAGGTTGCCGACCCTGCAACGCCATCGGTCATCAGGTCATTGTCGGCCTGGAATGCCAGAACAGCATCACGGGTCAGCTTGCCGAAATCGCCGTCGATCTTGCCAGGGTGATAGCCCAGTCCGGTCAATGTGCGCTGGAGTTGCGAGACGGGCGCGCCTTTCGCACCCATGCGCAGATTGAGGGCTGCAGGGTGCCCCTTGCGGCTTTCCGGGCGCTCTAGGCCGGACAGGTCCCCACGTTGAACCGATTTCGCCGACCAGTATTTTTCCTTGGCAATTGTCTTGCCCTCGGCAGTCATCTCGCCATCGACCAATCCCAGCACGTCCTCGTAGTCGAAGACGGGGCAGGATTTTGCAGCAACTTCGCAATGACCCCGGAACCGGATTTGACCGTTGTAGGCGTTCTCGATCTGCTCGCAGATGTCGAGCAGGGCGTCCGTTTGGTTGTCGGTGAACTTGTCAACTTCGAGGCCGTGCAGGCAAATCGCGATGGTGCCGCGATTGTGGCCGCCCTGGGCCGCTGGCGTCAGTTCCAGACTGCGACCATCCTCGACCGTGCCATCCTTGCGGATAAACAGGTGATAGCCGATGCCGTTCCAGCCATTCACGCGATGCCAGGCATCCATCGTCGCAGCGTTGTCATGCTTTGGGTTGTCGCTGGCGGAGCAATGGATGAATACCGTATGGACGGCGCGGCGTGGTTTTTGAAAATTGTACATGGCGACCTCTGGGGACTTCGGATTGTCCCCTGTGTCGCGCGCGCGCGGGCATGAGTAGGGGCGGACAGATGTCCGCCAAGCTCCGATCAGTCCAGATCGCCGAACAGATCGTCCTGCCGATCGTCATGCTGCGCACTGTTTGCCAGTCGGCGCACGTGGCGCTGGCTGATGTTGACCTCGCGGGCGATTTCCCACCTTTTGAGGCCGCGCGCTTCCAGTTCCAGGACCCGGCGCCTGACCTGACCGGGGTCAAGCGTTGTGGGAACATGGATCGTATTGTCGCCGTAAAAGTCACACAGCATTTCAGCTTGCTCGCGTCCCAGCGCCATCAGTTTGTGGCCGTCTCGTAGCTTGTGCGGCACTTTCAGCTCGACACCGGCAAAATGTTCCACGAGGGCAAAGACCATGCCCATGCCCAAGGTTTCGGCCACGTCCTGCATTGACCCGGTCAGGGCGTCTAACGGGATATTGCGGGAGTTGTGGCCGATGTTCATTTTGCCTTCGCCTTGCCGCGCTTTTCCATGGATTTGAGCGTCTCGATGATCGGTGACGCCTGTTCGTAGGTCAGGAACTCTGGATCCGCGACAGCCGTTCCATTCTTGTCAGCGCGACCCGCCACGAACGTGCGCAACGCTTTCGCCGATCCGTCCTCGACGACGCCCAGCCTGGCGCACGACGCCCAAAGCGCATGGATCAGACGGACATATCCTTTTTTCGAGATACCGGGCTTTGTGGCACTGCCTTTGCCGCGGCGCACCACGAACCCGCGTGCCTTGAAATCGTCCACCACTGCCAAGCGCTGTTTCTCGGTCATATCGCGCAAAGACCGCTTTCCCGTGACGCGCTCGAGCACGTCACGGAAATCGTCATCGCCTAACCCGAACTCGCGTTTGGCGACATGCAGGATCGGGATCGTCTTCATGCCGACACCGCAACGGCACGTGCAATCGGCGGACCCCAGTTGAAGTTCTCGGGGGCTTGGCTCTTGTCCATGCCAAGTACGGCCACCCGCCAGCGTTCCGGCGATCCCTCGACATGGTGGTTCTCGAAGACTTCGACGGGTTCCATCGGTTCGGATGCGGCATCCTCGACAACGTAGTTCGTACCGGGGTCCACAGCCTGCAGCTGTGCCCACCAGAATCCTTCCTCGGTAAATGTCGGCACGGTGCTCATTGCTGATCCTCCGGCTTGGAACCGGCGCAGGATGCCATGTGAAACTTGAGCCCCTTTTCGCCGCGAACGATTTTGCCACAACCTGGGCACGTCGTTGTCGTCCCGTCGCTGGCGATCTTTGTTGTACGCGATCCCATGATCACACCCCCGCCAGATCGAGTGGAATACGGGTTTCTGCCCCGCTCGCAGGATCGACCGTGTAAAAATTGACGTAGGTCGTTGAGCTGTCACGGCAGATGGCCTCGTCGATGGCATCCATCGCGCGGGTCCAGCGATCATCCTCGAAGCGGTGTTCGCGCAACCCGAGGATACCGTCGCGGTCAATGCGCCCCTTGCCGTTGAGGCGGAACACCTTGGTCACGATCTCATGAATGATCTCCGATCCACCCTTGCCCAGTTCATCGGTCATGAACTCGTCGATCAACGCCTTTGCGGCTTCGAGCTGCGGGCCGAAAGTGATGTGTTTGGCGACGGTCATCTTGACCAGATACCGGCCGCAGACGGACCGCAGCGACAGGTTACCTTGCGCACCGCCTTTTTTGACGCCGTGATCTTCGAACATCATCACACGCGCCGCGACCATCTCTGCGAGAGACTGGTGTTTGAAACGCATCAGCTCGGCGCTCATGGTCAGCGCCGCGTGGCACAGGCCAGTCGCCGCATCATGCTCGATCTGCTTTTCGGGCTTGAGCTTGTCGTAGTGGATCGTGCTGCCGTCGGGCCGTTCGATCAGGCGTTCGGATACGGCTTGGGTTTCTGTCATGGCGTTCATGGTGTCTCCAGTTCAGGGATCAGGTTGAGGTCCGGCTCGCCCCGTGTGAGCGGGCCGGTGTAATCTGCGAGAAAGACGTCCGCGACGTAGGCGAGCGCGAAACTTTCATCCTCTGTCAGGTCGAGGACGCCGCGCTTGCCGCGTTGTTTGACCTTCGTCTTCGCGCGGCTGGCGAGGGCGACGATGCGGCGCAGGCCGGTACCGTCCTGGGCGATGGGTGTCTCGAGGTCAGTCATTGCAACTCCTGTGGTGCGACGTTGTCATTGCCGGGCCGTGGTGTGAGCATCACGGGGCGAATTGCGTGACCACGCCAGGCAAAGCCCGGAACGGGTGATCGCCCTTCCAGCCCGGCGGCGATCACTTCCCAGACGCGCATCAACCCCACGATCCGCCATTGCAGTGACGGCGCGAACGCGATCCCGTCCGCACATTCTGTCGTCAGAACATCCGCCGTATTCTTGATGGATCGACTAAGCATGATCGACCTCGTCGTCGGTGCCGTGGTGGCTGTTGGGGCAACCAGACCGGCAGGCGATCCAGTGCCGTAGCGCGTCTGGATCGGACGTCGGCATCGCACGTGACTGGTGATCGCCGCACCGGGCCTGCGAAATCGTCGCAGTGAGGTGGGGGCAATGCACACTGTCGGTAAAACACGCGATCACCTTTGCCGCGATCTTGCCCGTCGCCCCGGCGTAGTCACCGGACAGGACCAGCGAAATAGCAGGGCGGCTGTATCCCAACTGGCGGGCGACATCGGTGATGGATGTCTTTTCAGCCTGCGCGCGCAGGATGGCGCGCCACGGCTCTTCGGGGGTCACATCTGACATGGGAAAACCTCTCGGGTATTGTGGTCGAATACTTCCTTGCGGGTGTTGCGATAGGTCGGGGCGATCTCGCCGGTATCTTTGAACAGGCGGTACCGTTTGAACCCGTTGGACGTCTCGGACGCGCCTCGTGCGCGGGTCGGCATGTCCATCAGAAACCCCGCATCACACAGCCCCCGGCAATACCGGCGCACATTGGCGTGGTCCTTTTCCGTGGGCTCGTCTGCGGCGACCTCGACGATCTCCGCTGTCGAGAACACGCCGCAGAACCGCATCGCACACCAGGCCCGCTGCCGCAGCGTATCGGCAAACGGCTTGCGGCCCAGCCCGGTGTCGGGCCCCTTGGGACCGGACGTGATGACCGTCCCTTCGGCCTGTGCCGCGATACCTTCGTCCGTCAGGGTGAAGACGCCCGTTTCGGTACGGCTCAAGTAGCCGCGGTTGACCAGGTATCCGGCTGTCTTGATCGTCTCGTGCAGGCTGATCCCACTGGCTTCGGCCAATTCAGCCACCGAATGGACCGACCCCGCTTCAAAGAGAACGAACAGCGCGTTCTGATTTTTGGCTGATCCGCTCATACGACCTCCGGCACGTTGATTGCCTGCCCGGTGAGACGGTCATTCACGATATGCTGACCGGCCATGTCACGCAGCGTGAGGCCACCGGCTGCGGGCGGTGTACGCTTTCCGAACCGTTCAATGACGGCCATGGCCTCGATGATTTCGCGGTTCATGCCGCCCGTCACCTTGTGGGTGTAGGTGATTAGATCATCGGCGACCTCGACCTCGCACTTGTCCTCGAAGAACTGGCGCACGTCCTGTTTGGTGGCCGTCTCGAACTTCACGTACTGGGACACCCGTGACGTGATTTGCGGAAACCGTGTCAGATTATGACGGATTTTACCCATACCGACGAGGATCGTGGGCAGCTCGATCATGTCCGACAGATCGCGGATCGTCTCCATGATGCGGGCGTTGGACGAGATATGATCGGCCTCGTCGATGATCAGCGCAAAGGTCCGCTCTGCATGGATGGCAGCGGCCTGTCGCTGCACAAGCGTCTTGAGCGCCAGCTCGAACTTCTTCTCGAACGCATGTGGCGGGTCCTGGCGCAGTTCCTTGAGCAACTCATTGAGGAACCACGCGGGGCGAAACTCTTTCTTGGCCCGCAGGTAAATGGCCTGTTGCTGGACGGCGAACCGGGCCAGCGACGTCGTCTTGCCAAGGCCCGGTTCACCGTCCACGACGATGATGCAGGCCTCGCTGGCACCGCGCTTCTTTACCGCGCTCAACGCGGCGTCCAGGCGCAGGACGTTGGATGTTTTCACGAACTTCTGTTTCATGATGTTTTGCTCTCCTCTGGGTCGTCTGTGGTCTCGCGTCTCCGGCTACGCAGCGTGCCGGAGTAGGGCGAGCAGGGCGTCGATATCGACGCCATGATCTTTCAGCAGTTGGCGGTCGGCGGCGTCGGCGACGCATTCGCGCAGCACGCCCAACTGGCTGGGATGCAGGTTGTCCGGATTGTCGATGGCCCAGTGCGCCAGCTCGGCGTCCGACCCGAAGCGGGGGGCGCTGTTCGCGCTCTTGAGCGCGCGGACCTCGGGACCTTCGCCGACCGAAGCGATCTCCGCCTCGTCGGCGTGGATGGTCGCATGGGCCGCTCTGGGTCCAACCTGTTGAAACGGTGCCGCTTGGTGGCCCGACAGCAGATGTGGCGGATCGAGTTCTTCGGCAATCTCGTCGATCTTGTCCTGCGCACGGCGCAGCCTGCCTTTGGCCCGCCCTTCGTCCGCCAGGCGCTGCATCGTAAGCGGGACGTAACGCTCTTCATTGCCTGCGAACTTTGCGATACAGATCAGGCGACCTGGCACATCCTCGCCGTCTGCCGTGTCGATGGCGCGGACCCAGACGCGATCTGCGTCGTGGATATCGTATCCGACCAGAACCTCGTCGCCGTCGTATTCCTGCAAGGCGATGTTGAAGTAGGTGTTCGTCTTGTACTCGATCAGACAACGGCGGGTTTTACGCCGCACGTAGGGGCGGAACAGATCGTCGCTTTCGGCCTTGGTGACGATGACAGGCTCGAACCCGGTATCGACATGCGATTGCCAGTATTCGTCCGGCGACTGGCGACCGGGCAGTGCGGAATGCGGCTTTGCGTTGTAGGTGGCGATGGCCTTGCGGCACCCTTCGAGGAACTCGTCCCATGTCGGCAGGGACGAACTTGCGCCGATCTCGCGGATTTCCTTGCGGGTTACCTTGAACGATTTCTGGCGGGCCTGACGGTCCATCTCGACACCCACGTAGGTGTCGAACTCGCGCGCCAGCGGGTTCCAGACAGACCCATGAAACCGCTCGATGATCCCGCGCGCCTGGCTGTTCTGGGGCAGCGAGTGATACTTCGTGATGCCAAGCCGTCCCATCAGGCCGGTCATCTGGGCATCGAGCCGCTTGTTCTTGAAGCCCGAGCCACGGTCCACATAGAAGATCGCGGGTACACCATGCTCTTCGCAGGCGTGTCGCAGTGCATCGACCACGCCTTCGGCGTTCTCGGCCAAGCCGATCGAGAACCCGACAGCACGGCGGGTGGCGACATCGACCACGGTCGTGATCTCGGGTCGGAACGGTCGACCGTGCAGTGGATGTGCGACTTCGGCGTCGAACGTCTTGCCGTCGGATGTGTAAACACAGGTCGGCAACAGATCGCCGGTTGAGCGGGTCACGTAGGCCATGCGTGATTTGAGTGTCAGCGAACCTTCGCGGCCGCGATGCCTTTCCACGTTGCCCAGCTTGTCGATCAGACGGCGCACCTTGGAATAGGTGATCGGCTCATTGGTACCGTGCGGTGTCCGCAGGAAGGCGTCGAGCGCCTCTGTAATACAGGGCTTCTGCGGTCGCGCGTAGTGCCCGAGAAAGTCCCAGAACCACGCAGGGACGTCCGCACGTTCCTTGGTCGGTTTCGGGGCCAATGCGCCAATCCCGTCGGCATCGCGATACTGAAACCAGCGCAACAGGGTCGGTCGCGACACATTGGCGGTCTTTGACGCACGATCGTTGGCTGTTGCAATCGTCGCTGCATCAAGGTCGAGATCAATCTCACCCGCGACAAACAGTCGGACGGTCTGCGTTCTGGTGTAGCCCTCTGCCACCTGCACATTCTCGATAGCGGCCAGGACAAGCGATCTGGCATTCATCACCTGGCGCTGACGGGCGGTCAGGGCGGTGGTGTCCAGCGCCTGGCGCTTTGCGACCTCGACGTCGCGGCGGGTGGCGTTGCTCTCAACCGTGACAGCGCGAGACACTTCGGCTTCCAGCGCCGCCTTCATGGCTTCCGGCAACAGTGACACGTGGTATTCCGTCCCACCGCCACCTGCGGCACCGGACCGCTTGCGCACGAACCGGGGCAGATCGGACCACCCATCAATTCGGGCACGGCGGTTCACGTTTTGCTTCGTATGCGGCATACACGACAGGCCAAGGCGCTTGGCGGCGTCGGCAATCTCCTGGGCTGTCATGAAAGTATCCATTTGGTCCGTCCTGTTCAGAAGTCGCGGCGGATGATATGTGGAATGCGGTAGATCACACCCAAAGCGAGGCGGGCGACATGGCGGATGGCGTTGAAGAACTTAGAGACCGGATTGTCAGTCTCGAAAGCCACGTCCGCCTGCTCGACCGTGAGAGCAGGTTCATGCGTCTCTTGCTGGAGGTCACGAATATCTCCGTAGATGCCGCGATCCGTGATCATGAGGAATTCGTCGTCAGCAACCTCGAACTGTTGGATAACCTGCCGCTGGACTTGCAAATGCTCCGGGACGACTTCGTCGCAAAGATGCGCGACCGCGCGCAAAGCGAATGCTGATCGTACTGTCTTTTGGCCTTCATGCGCACGGCTAACCGCTTCCTCTGACAGGAACAGCTCGGTCATTTGCCACCCCCGATCCGGCGTTCGACCCAGCCCATGATCCGCTCTTCGTTGGCGGTCAGCACGGCGTCGAGTTCGGGATCGGCCAGCGACTGCAAGCTCTTGTTGATCCCCGCGAACCGCTTTTCGACGGAATTGAGGACCCGGCCATTCGCCAAGATGAACAGCGCGTCTGGCACGTTCGTGGCCTTCGGCTGTGTGCCGTTCGGGGGCAGGATCAGTGCCAGCGCCTTGGCCTGCACCGCTGCGGTTTCCTTGGACAACTGCATCAGGCCCGCTTGGTGATCGGCCAACCAGGTGCCGCGCACGGTGGACTTGCTGGCGGGCGACAGGCCGTTCCACATCGCGACGGCCAAGCGGATCGCGCGGTCGGTCAGGCCGATCTTTTCGGACAGGTCGTGGCAAAAGGAAATAATTTCCGTTTGCCTCTCTTTGCCGCCGGTATGCTGGTTACCACGGTCGCCGCCGGCTTTCGTTTCGGGATGCAGCGCCTCGTAGGCGTCCTTGAGGTCGGACAGGTGGTGTGCACGGTCCAGTGCGGACAATTCGCGCCGACCGATGTTCTCTGTGATCTCCAGCACCTTGGCTTCGGGCCACGACTTGGCCTCTGACCAACGTGCCAGGATGTGCGTCTCCCCGTTCAGCGCCTGGGCCGCGATGCGGTGCGCACCGGCAACCAGCACCGGCGCTTTGCCATAGCGCCACAGGGTGATCGGGTTCAGCATTTCGCCGTCGCGGAACATGGCCGCAAGGGCCGCGACCCAGTCGGGGTCTACGTCGCGCGACCGTCCCTCTTGCAGGATGTCGGCGATGGCGACCATTTCGGTACGGTCGTCGGGCGCGGTGTTTGTTGTCGTGTCGGTCATGTCGGTGTGTCTTTCGATGGGGGTCTTAGGTCAGGGCGAGGTCGGCCACGTGATAGGGACGGTCCTGACCGTTCCCCAGCAGGCCAAGCCGCACGGTGTTCAGGTCGTTCCGGGCATCGCGCAGCGCGCGGTAGGTGTCGGGATCGACATTGTGCGGACACACCAACCCCATGATGTTAAGGGCGGCGTCGATCTGGGCGATAGCGGCGACAATTTCTTCGTAATCCATGGGTGAGGTCCTTTATTCGGAGGGTTCAAATTCAGCTTTGCAGCAGGGGCTTACATTGTGTGGCTGGGTCAGGATCGTCTTGCTGCCATCAGTCCTGGTTTCTGTCGAATAGGCGAAATCAACAGTTTCGATCTCGGCAAATTCCCTGCCGCATTTCATGCAGACATTCATATCGTGGCCCTTTTTCGTGATGTTTTGACGGTCGGTGGCCTAGCTGGGATCACCCCAGTAGATGACGCTGCCTTCGAACGGCAGACCGTGGGTGTCGTGGAACCAGTCAGCCATTTCGGTGAAGCCCTCGAAGCCATCAGCCTGTGCGAACTCATTGTCGGTCTGCGGTGCAGATCGATCATGGATGATGGAATGTAGCCGCGTGCCGTTCAGCCACATCTCGGTCGGTTCGATCCTGATCCGGTCAATTGCGATCACGGTCGCCTCGCCCAGCAGGCGGCACTGTGGCGTCCGCATGCCGGTATACAACTTGAGCCGATCACCGACCCGCGCGTGGGGCCGACCGTCCTTGCGATCCGCACGTACCGTGCGCCGCTTTGTGCCGTCCTCGACGTCCGCGGCGAACCGCAACATGAAATTAAGTGCTGGCATCGGAAACTCCTGCCTGGATATCGGTGGCGATCTGGTCGGCGATATCGTGGACCGTCATGCCGGGTTCGATGTACGTGTCGGGCCGCACGAACACGGCCATCAACGCGGCGACATTGTCGTGCCCCGCCAGCAGCGCGTGAGCGTCCTTCGACAGCAGATCACAACTCCGCCGCAGCCCGATGGCAGCGGTCTGCATCTGCTCCGACCCTTCGATCTGCTCGAACAGAAACGCCGCGGCAGCATTCATGGCGCGGGCAGCGACGATCTGCTCATAGGTGAACCGACCCGCGACAATGCCGCGATTGATGATCTGCGTCGCTGCCTCGACCAGCGCTTCGCCCGCTTGGGCATTCGCGACCGTCATCAGACTGCAACCCCGTCATCGCTGATCCGCGACCGACATCCGTTACACATGCGATTGTGTGGACCTTCGGACAGGAACGCTTCGGTGCAAGTGATGCACTTCCGTTCGCGCTCTTTCGCCTTACGCTCCAGCCGGTCCTGCGCCACGTCCGCGCTGTCCTTGCTCCAGTATGGCCCGGCGACATCGTCACCGTCGCGGGTGATGTAGAACCGGCCGTGCTGGCCTCTGATAGAAAACGCCCCCATCATGCCACCTGCGTCGTCTGGGCGCGCTCGGTCAGCTCGCGTGACCTTTGCGCTGCCTGGTTGCTGACGAACCGCATTTCCCCCGCCAGATGTGGGTCGCTGATCCGGCCCAGCAGACGGTTTGCGAAATACAGGCGGTCCTTTTCCGTCAGATGCGACAGCGCCTCTTCGGCGACGGACTGCAACGCCTGTTCGAACTGGCGATGCGGCGCGCTCATGATGTCACCATCAGCGCATGGAACGACACGCTCGACATCAGGCGCACCCGCGTGGGTAGGGTGGACATCAGTTTCAGCTCTGCCTGGCGAGCAATAAGCGCGTTGCGCTCTGCGGTAGTGGGTGGGGCTTTGGGCGGTGCGGGCAGCGGGGTCATGCTGCGGCATCCGTCTGTGCGCTGGCCGCGTTCAGCTTGGCGACATGCTGCTCCAGCCGCTTGCGGTAGGCCAGTTCGACAACCTCGCGCCCGGCACCGTCGATCAGACGACCCAGCAACACAGTGCCGGTCGGCCCGCTGTTCACGCCCTTGAGTGCGTTGCGCGCCATCGTGACGTTCGTGGCGTTCTGTTTGCACCACACCTCGAACGTCGTGCCGCTCGATTTGAAGGTCCCGAGCACGACCTCGTAAAGCACGAGGCCAGGCTCGGGGTGGAACGATTGGTCTTTCTGGGTCATAGTGATTACCTCAACTGGGTGTAAGTTTCGCCTGCTCATAGCGAATATATCCCAAATGAGCGCCGCGTCAACGACTGATTGGTACAAATGAGTATTCCTGACCGCATACGAGCGCTAGCTGCCGATAATAATACTGATATCAAGGGGTTGGCTCTCCGTGTGGGTGCCAAGCCGCGTACAGTTCAGAACTACGTTCTTGGTGAAAGAGCTATAGGTGCTGAATTTCTGTCGATGCTTACTTCAGGGATGGGAGTATCCGCATCTTGGGTACTGACCGGAATGGAGCCAATGTACCTCAATCGCACTCAATCGAGCGTCGTCGCTACTTCTGATTATGTACCTATTGCGAAATTCACTGTTTCCGCATCGGCTGGTGGTGGGGCTATCGTTCCCAATGAAGATCAGGTCGGGCAGTATGCGTTCAGCAGCCGCTGGATCAAACGGCGGGGCCTGAAACCCGACAGCCTGGCGATCATCACCGTGACCGGTGACAGTATGGAACCCAAACTGCGGGACAACGATCTGATCCTGGTCGATCGCGATCAGCGCGATCCCAGCGATGGCCGCGTCTATGTCGTCCGCATCGGCGACGAGCTGCTCGTCAAACACATCCAGCGCACCGGTGCCCGCGTCATCGACCTGATCAGCACCAACCCGATCTATCCCGCCCGCACCATCGACCTCGCCGCCGAAAGCGACAGCGTCCAGATCATCGGCCGCGTCGTCGCCTCGATGCAGGAGTGGTGATCGCCGGATATCGAGTATTCCACCTTAATATGAACGCCAAATCTGGGCCTCCGGTTTAGATCTCTGTTTCTAAATGTTTTTCTTAAGGTGGAATACTCAAGCTAAGGTGGAACGCGAATGTTCCACCTCTCAAGTATCATTTGACGCTACCTTTGAGACAGTTACAGGCGCTCCAACCGCCACGCCAGTGGCCGTAGCGCCTGTTTTCATTGGTCCATCTGACTTTGCGCCCGCACACCATCAATCCACCATTTACGGGCCGTTTTGTGTTCCACCTGTCTCAGAGGTGGTGTTTATATGGTGCACTTTGCGCTCACTTTCACGTCGGCCAATTTTGCCCCCGATCCCGCATCGCCCTTTTTTATAGGCGGTTCAGGTTCTCTCCCGTCTCAAAGCGTCGTCTCAAAGGTACCAGCCCCCCACAGTTCGGGCGAACGCAGCTGAAAACCTTGTCGGGTTTGTGGTTGCCACCGTATGTTCAGCGGCGCCCTTTGATGCCGGGAATCCGCCGGGTGACGCGGTTCGCTTGTCGGGCTTTGCGATATGCAGGCTGTCTGCGCCGGACGCCTGCGATCAGTGGGCCTGCACTGCACGTCGCCTCTTGCTCTGCCGTGACTTTGGGCCGCGATCGCCTGCGCGTCCCGAATGGCGGCATCGGTGATCAGGCGTTGCCGCGTGACATGGCTGCCTTTGATCCGCTATTTTCCACCAGGTTGTGGCAGACAGGCGCAGGGAGGGTGTCATTGCACCACGTGTCATGTTCCTGAGGCTGGTCGCGCTGGGTCTGCTGGGCTTGTCCGTCCTCTTTGGCTTTCTTTTTCATGCCATGCATGTCCGTTGGCGTGGGTGTTTTGATGCTATGGGGCGCTGCTTTGATGTCCAATCCGGTATCGTTTACCATCAACAATCAGGACTGGTCTGGGGCCTGCTTATGGCGGCGACCTTTGTGGGTGCCCTTGTTTTGATCTGGCTGTCTTGGAAAAGGGGCTGACGTCAGAGCCGCGTGCAGCCATCGGGTGCGCGGCCTGCGGCGGGCAAAACGGCTCCCATTCAGGATCAGGGGAAATCCGCGGGTTTGCACCGGACACCCTTACCAGTTGGGCCGCGTTTCGATAGGATCGAACAAAATCTCCAGAAACGGGCGACGAAAATGTTGACGAGCAGACGCATGTTTTCCCTTGGCGCGCTGGCAAGCGTATTGGCGGGCTGTGGTGGACGCGGTGGTGGCACCGTGATGGCTGGTCCGGCGGCCGCACCCGGCATGCAGGCTGTTGCGAATCCGGCCTATGACGCATGGGTGGCCGGTTTTCAGCGTCGTGCCGCCAATGCGGGTATCACGCAAGCGACACTGGACCGGGCATTTGCGCGTGCCGGTTTCCTGCCTGACGTGGTCGAACGTGACCGCAACCAGACAGAATTCACACGCACGCTGGAGGAATATCTGGCAATCGCTGCATCCGAGGAACGCATCGCCAAGGGGCGCGCCAATTATGCACGCTACCGCGATACGCTGGCCCGGATCGAGGCGCGATACGGCGTCGAGGCGCATGTCGTCACGGCGGTCTGGGGGCTCGAGAGCATGTTCGGTGAACGCCGTGGCGATGTGCCCGTGATTTCCGCCTTGTCGACGCTGGCATTTGACGGCCGCCGCGGCGCATTCTTTGAAAGCCAGTTGATCGGGGCGCTGCGGATCCTGCAAAGCGGGGACATCACCCCCGATCGGATGACCGGCAGCTGGGCGGGGGCGATGGGGCACACGCAGTTCATCCCCACGTCCTATCTGGAATATGCCGTTGATTTCACGGGCGATGGCAGGCGCGACATTTGGGGTGAGGATCCGACGGATGCACTGGCCAGCACGGCGGCGTATCTTGCGCGGTCAGGCTGGCGTCAGGGCCAGCCCTGGGGTGGCGAGGTCGGGTCGCCCGGGGCCGCTGCCGGAACGCGTCGTCTGACGCCGCAACCCAGTGGCCCGACATTCGCCGTCGGTCCGAATTTCAACGCGATCAAGCGCTACAACAATTCGGATTCCTACGCGATCGGCGTGGGGCATCTGTCCGACCGGATCATCGGCGCAGGTCCGATCCGCGGCAGTTTCCCGCCCGACCGCTATGGTTTGACCGGCGACACCCGCAAGGAGTTGCAACAGCGCCTGACCACGGCAGGGTTCGATACACAAGGTGCCGACGGTGTTCTGGGTGCCAATTCCAGAGCCGCCATCACGGCCTATCAGCAGCGCAATGGGCTGGCCGTAACCGGAGAGCCATCGCTGGACCTGCTGCTGCGGCTACGGGGCTGA